TTCACTAGCCCAAACAGTTGTTGGTAAAAGCAATATTATAATTGCTAGTAGTTTTTTCATTTATGTTTCCCCCTCCTCGGGTTCTCCTGGCTGCATTTGTGAAGCAGCCTGTTGTTGCACTTTTTGAATAATAGCCATACTCATTTTGGCTGGAAGCTCTCCCAACCCTTGAAGTATGAGATTAATTTCTTCTACACTTAATTCTAATTTCACTAAAAACTCCTCATGCTATTTCACAGACTCCGCCCACACAGGCGAGTTCTTGTGAACCAGTTGTATTATCTTCTTGCTCAAAATTAGCAAGATCCTCCCAATTAATATCTTTTGGCATTTTGCCTAAAAACTCTTCATACTCTTCTTTTTCTACTGCTTCGTAAGGAGCTTGTTGGTACACATGGTCACTTACAGGTAGTAAACTAATGCCTGATACTGAATTAAAGTTTTCCCAAATCCACTGAGCAATTTGTAAAAATTCATTATCGGTATAGTATACAGTCACACTAGGTTTATGTTCACACCAAAAATCTTGATATGTCTTCCATAGCTTTAATTGTTGCATTGCACCAACTTGTTCTACTACTACAGACGTTTCAGGAGCTTTTACAGGGAATGAAAAAACTAAGGTAGTTGGATTCATCGCATCCTGTTCAGCAGGAAAACTAGCTGCTAGCATATATTGTGCTAGAGGGTCTTTTTTGTCTGAACGAACTCTTCGGATATAATACTTAGAGAAACGAGGGTGAATCCCAGAAGCAGAATTAACAAGCTGAGACACTGTACCAGAAGGTTTAACACATGTAATAGCTGCAGACTGATTAATTTCAAGTTTGCTCGCCAATTCTTTATTTGTTTCAATAGCCACATTTTTCATCTCCGTCAGCCATTTTTCTAGTTTAGGACCAGGAGTACTTAATACAGCGTGATCCATTATACCAGTTAAACTAACTCCTAGTAAACATTCTTCTTCAGTGTTTCGCTTCCATCTTACTCGTAAGTAGCGAAACTCCGTTAAAGTAGCTTGCAAAGTTCCAATAATTGTTGCAATTCTTACCTTTCGTTTCAAAGTGTCTAAACTGTCTTTTTCTCTAACAACTACTTCGGATAAGTTACAAAACTCGTTACTTCTTAAAATAATTTCAGAACAAGGATTAGTACCAAAGTCTTGTTCGTGGTCTCTGCGTCCGTTTCTTTCAGCGATTTTTTGAGCCGCAAATCTACTAAAAATTCCCCTTTCACCCGACTTACTTTCATACAAATTTTGCATTTCTGTTAAAAAAGCTTCAAAGTCGGGCTTCTCAGTATAAGCTACAGAATTATTTGCTAGTCTGCGTTGTCCTTCATCCATCCACCATTGACCGGTTTTTGCTTTTGACATTCTTGGGTCTGATAGATTTGAAAGACTGATTAATGCAGACCTACGCACCCCTCCAACTACTACAATATCTGCAATTTTACAGCAAACATCATGGCATTCTAAACTATTAAGTTTACGTCCTGCAGCTTTTGAAAAAATTCCAACACAAAAATTAAACAAATCATTCAAAGGATCCGGACCACTGGCTCTTCCACCAAAAGTTTTAAGTTTAGCACCCGCTGGGCGTATACGACCCATATCCCATTTAGGAATCTTTCCTGCATATAGCATAGCGATTAACTCACGAAAAGCACTTGCCCAACCAAGTTTACTATCACTTACTATAATTATAGAATTTGTCTTATGAAAAGTTTCAGCTACTTCTGGTAATTTATTAATAAAATTACGTTCCACACTGAAGCCTACTCCTGTTCCACACATTAGTACATACATAAGCTCATCAAAAGCTCTTGGATGATCTATCTGTAAGTAACTACAATTAAAGCCTGCTACATTATCTCTTTTTAGAGCTTCTCCAGCAGTCATCATACACCGCATTGACGGCATAACTTCCATTGCATAAATTGCATCGTATAACTCTTTTGCTTCTTCTTCTTTTAACTGATCTCTATTTATCCAGAAATCTATATATCGTTGAACTGTTTCTGCCCAAGTTTCTCTACGTCCTTCAGATTCTAACCATCTAGCATATCTGCTTTTATGGATAAAACTTTGATACTGATCCATTAACTTAACCTCTCTTTAATTTGGGCAATATTATCTTTGCCTATAGCATCGTCACAGTAGCTGATTAAATCCATAAGCTCGTAATTTTGAATTATTTGCTCGTAATTTTCATTTAAATTTTCAATATATTTATACTTACCAGGTATAGGAGCAGCGTCATAGATATTAAGAGCACTACCATACTCTTTTATAAGCCCTAAAGCTCTTTTCGGCCCGATACCTGAAATTCCGGGCACGTTATCTCCTTTATCTCCTGTGAGGCACTTTAAAGATATATACTCACAAGGTGCTACTTCATAATGCTGATTCCAATTATCTAAAGTTATTTCTTTTCGAGTGACATAAGAAAATCTACTAACCCCAGGTTGAATCAATAAGTCCCAATCTCTATCACTAGAGACTAGCCATACATTTTTAAAATTAAAAAGATTTTTATTTTTTACTAAGTGTGCTGCAATATCGTCAGCCTCTACTCCCTCAAATTGTAGTATTGGCCATTTTAATAAATCAAGTGTAGCACTATACTCTTCAAAAAACTCCTCAAATGCAATTTGTTCTTCTTCCGTTTGAGTAGCATACTTATCTTTTCTATTTTGTTTGTAGCTTGGAAGAATATTTCTTCTATAAGTTGAAGAGCCTTTATCCGCCGTAATGATTATATTATTACATTTATAAGAGTCTGCAAGAGACTGTACGGTTTTCTCATACTCATATCTAAAATCTGTTCTGCCTTGATGTTTCCATCTAAATGCTAAGTTTAAAGCATCAATTATAAGCGTTCCATCTTTCTTTTGGTCATTAAAACTAAGCGCCATAAGCTGAATCCCAATATATGTTTTTTCTCATTTTATAAATTCTACCTTTTCTTTTTTTAACCAATCTTCTGCGAGAGTAACATAACAATTTAATTCACTAATATAAATATAGTCTATATTCTTTGGAACTATTTCAGTAGTTACATAAATCTTTGACCTGTTATACTTAAAAAATAATAAAGGTGCTTGATTTCCCCCTGTTGCTTGAATTTCAAGTTTCTTCCACCATTTTTTTAAATTATTTGTTTTTTTCTGCGTTAAAATTTTATCTGTAAGGGGCGAGTCAGCATAATTCTTAACCTCAATACAAAAATAATTCTTTTCATTAGGAACATACAGATCCCCTTTTAGATACTCTAATGCACCTGACATAGGAACTCTTTCAAATTGAAGATTTGTATACTCTCGTAATAAATCTCTAACCAAATATTCCCCCCTTGCACCTTTCGCTTTACTATCAACCATTTATTCTAACCTACTTATATTTTCTTCTTTTATTACCTCTGTTTTTTCTAATAATGGGTGTGTCCAACCGTGAGAAACAATATAAGTATTTAAATCTTCAGCTAAAAGAACTTCTATTAGTTTTTCACGCCCTGTATCATCTAGTACTCCTATAACTTCATCTAAAAATAATAGGTTAAGTCTAGACTTTGAAATACTACTCATTAATTTTCTAATAGCTAGCAGAGTAGCAGTATTAACTCTTGCAAGCTCGCCAGAACTTAAAGCAGCAATCTCAACAATTTTTCCATTATCAGTAATTTCTACATTCAACTTGTCGTTTAGTACAACAAATTGAAGAGTAAATCTGCCATCAGAAAGGTCGCCTAAGTACTGATTTGTAAGGTCTTCTAACTCTTTTACAAGATTTTCAATTTTGTAAGCCAGCAGCCCATTCGTGCTGAAAGCTTTTTTTAATATTTCTAAATTTGAAAAGAGTTTCTCTTGCTTATTTAAACTACTTTGACACTCTTCTAACTCTCTCAAAAAAGACTCTGTTTGTTCCTGGATTACTACGATTCTGGTGTTGTGTTTTGTTCTTCTTTCGTTTTCTTCTGCGTTACTTTCCAGTTGGCTTTTTCGTAGATGTAATTTCGCTTGAACGCTCTGCAACCTGCTAGTAAGGATTTGCTTATCCAAGACAGTCTTAGGTAGATTGCGATCAATACTTCGATAAATTTCTTTCCAATCAGTTTCAATTTGCTGACAATGCTCGAACTCTTGATTATCCACCTTAATTCGTCTAATTTCATTTGTAATTTGTTCAATTTCCTTCTCCGCGTCTAAGATTTTCTCAGTCTCTGAGGTTTTTAACTTTGTAATAAAGCTTTGATCTACTACTTGCTCACAAGTAGGACAAGCTGCTCCTAAATTACTTAATTTTTTTATGAGGTGTTGAGACCCCGCTACAACTTGTGAATGCGTTCCTTTTTTAGTCTGCAAAGAATCATAAGATTTTTTTGCCGTTATTTTACAATTTTGTGCTTCTTGTAAATTAATTTGACTTAATAGGTAAAGTAATTGATTATTTTTTGAGATTTTATTATTTTTTTCCGAAATATTTTCAATTTCTTCTGTAAGATAATGGAACTCTTTTTCCTCTTTTTCCGTAGAAATTTCTAATTTTAACATTGGAAGTATGGTAGTATCTCCCAATTTATTATCTACTAACCATTTTTCTATAGTATCAAATTTTGCTTGTATCCTATTAATTTCTGTAGAGACTGATCTCGCTTCTTCTTTAAAAAGATCAAACAACTCAATATAATTTTCAAGATGTAATAAGTCAATTAAAAACTTCTTCCTATTAGTATCAGTAGCTGTTAAAAACTGTAAGCTTGTATTTGTATTTTGATATACTAATTGAGAAAACGTTTTAAAATCAACTCCAATTATGTCTTGAATCGTTTTATAAGTATTTGTAGATGTATGACTTGATATATCCTCGTCATTCTTTTCTAGTTTTACTTTTACAGAGTTTTTTCTATCAATGCTTACTACATAAATATCATCATCTTTTGTAAACGTCAGTTTTATACTATATCCCTTCCCCACATATCTATTTGGGATATCAGCTTTCTTAATACTTTTAGAGTTTTTATTATATAAAGCTTCTTCTATTATTAAAGGAATAGAAGACTTTCCTGTGCCATTAACTCCAATTATTTGGGTTACTGCGTTATCGTCCAGTAATAATTTATTATTTGAACCATAACTAAAACAGTTATTCCACTGTAGCTGCTTTAGCGTAATCATTATAAGTTCCTAATATGTTGGAGACTTTATCTGTTGGTAGTTCAAGAATATATTCTAAATATTCTGCTAATTCTTCTGCTATAGTCATTTCTTTACTAAGAAGAAGGGTTGCTTCACTACTTCGTTTAACTACTTTCTTATCTAATAGTTCTGAGTTCTTTACTTTTGAAAGTTCTTGTATATCTCCTTCTAACTCATAAATTATGTGGTGATAGTCCCCTGGAACCATTTGGTCTGGGTCTTCTATAGTTATCCTCCATAATTGTGGTAAATCAAATCTCTCCCATATCCAAGACCAGTCTCTATCGTTTATTAATAAATATCCTGTTTCCACCTTATTACGGTGGAACGATGTTGTCATAGGACTACCAGGATATATTATGTTTCTCTGGGTATTAGAGTGGGCATGAAGATCTCCCGCAAATACTATAGGGAACTCTTCTAACCTGTCTAAATCTATTTCAGGTTTTACATGAGGAGGAATCTCACCTCGTACATGAGTAAATAGGGGTAGGCTTTTATCAAAAGCTTCCACACTATTTTTTCTATACAAGTCTGCATAAGGGAGCACATTAAAGCCCCTATCCTTATCTACATAAGAAAAGTCCACTATATGAATAAAAGGGTTTATATCTCTACTGACTTGTTTAAGTTGACTAAAGAAAGTTTTATTCTTTTTTGTAGCTTCATGATTACCGTCATAAATTAAGGTAGGAATATTAACCTTTCTTATAAAAGAAAAGTATAATTCTAACTCTTCCATACTTGGAAGGCGATCAAAAAGATCGCCTCCAATTATGTGCATACTACATTGGTTTTCTATTTCATTAATTTGGTTGAAAAAAGATTCATATCTTTTTTTCGCCCACGCAACTGGGACATTTTTTTGTCCCAGTTTTATATGCCAATCTGCTGTGAATAAAATCAATTATACTAACTCCAACCGAGTTTCTTGTGTTTTTATCATGCAACATTGAACTCGTCTTCAATAGTTTCATCTATTTCAGCAACATCTTTCTGACGAATTCGGTCAAGAAGCTCTTTCTGAGCATCAGGAGTTGGACGAGGCATTACATCCTCCATAGATTTTATTTCTTTAAATAAAGCACTTTCAGTCTCATTAAGAGCACGAGGTTTGCATTTTAATGGTTGTAGTTGGTATGCTACGTTATAAGGCAGGGGTCCTGTCTTAACTCTCTTAAAGATAATATCCCATCCAGTTTCTGGATCAGTAGGGTCTCCAAGATCTTCAGCAGCGATATTAATTTGCTCCCAAAGTTTTTTCTTAAGATTGACAACTTTTACTTCTCCGTTAATAATACCCTGAGTAGCATAGCTCCAGTTACACTTAAGATCAGGATAGTATTTTTTAACCCAATCTTGTTCTTTGTTATTAAACCTCTCTTCATTGCGATCAAAAGATAAGCACTCCAAAGGAATGTTTTTCTTGTTTTCGCCTTCCACCCAGTATACATAACGAGCAAGAATGTCGCCACATAGACGTATTTTATTATCTCCATCTACATACTGATATGCAGAAATAGAGGATTTTTGTGCAGAACCTTTTTGTTGGTTAAATGATATTGCCATTTTTAGTGTTTCTCCTTAGGGGCTTCTTCGTATAAAAAGTGAACTTCTCCATTTCTTATTTGAAGTAACCTGTTATTTTCTAAATAATAAAAAGGATCTTCCCTTTCATGAGCAGCACTCAAAAAAAGTAGATCAAGGGTTGTTTTGCCATACGCTCTATATAAGGCGTAAGGTCTTCTACTAGCTAAAGCGACATAAATACACACATCTCTAAAACTATACTTATATGAATTGTATAAAAGTACATCAGGGTGTATTAAAAAAGACTGCCCGCTAAAATCGATATCTGAATATTTATATATGTCATCAAAACGATTCTTGGGAAGTTGCTTTTCTACTAACATCTTAAGCACTTTTACGATTTCTACTGTATTGCCTTCGCATTTAGTAAAAATTTTATTCCAATTATATAAGAGCATATTATATCACTAAATGAACTTCTTGTCAAGAACTATTTTTTTCATGTGTCCCAGTCTTTAAACCTCTTTCTTTGCAGTATTTTATCTATTCCTTATTTATTCTTGAGCTTTTAGTGCTGTTGAACAGAAATAGCATATACTATAGATTATCTAAAGTATGAATACTTCTTGATAAAAAGTGTTTTCATTATAGTTCCTGTATCTTATAACCCTGTTTTATATAATACCCCATCCTATTGGAAGCCTGCCTTCTGGCAGTATTCCCTTTCAGATGTATATCTAGAATTATAGGGTCTCGTTTTCCTTCCTTCTGTCTTATGACGCGTCCTATTAACTGAGTTAAAAGAGGTTCATTATTTACTGGTGTGCCTAATATAAGACAACTAAGGTCATCTAAAGAAATGCCTTCTGAAAATATTGCTTGAGTGCCAAAAAGAATGTTAGCTTCTCCACTAGTAATTTTAGACATAAGGGGTTCTCTTTCTTCATGAGGTATTTCACCCGTAATACATATAGCTTTATCTCCTGCAAGTTCAGTACATGTGCGTAAAAACTGTACACGGTCACTTACTACTAATACTTTATGTCCAATTTTTGCATAATAAGCAGCTAACATAGATACACTATGTAAATACTCTTCATCATAAGAAAGTGCCGTTACTTTATTTGCCCAAGGAGTTTTCATTCCATCCATAAATCGTATATCTGAATGATAGATATGAATAGTTGGAGACATATAATTCTCCTTTGGGGGTTTAATTATATTACTTCCAAAATAATCTCTAAAGACTACATGTTTTCCATCTTTTCTTTCAATAGTGCCTGATAAGCCTATCTTATATCTTGCATAATTTGAGTCAATAACTTTGGAAAAAGTTGGACTACTTACATGATGCATCTCGTCTAAAATAATAGTTCCGAATTCTTTACGCACCTTCGGAATATTACGGTATAAACTTTGAGTGTTTCCAATTACGATAGGAGCATCTATTTTGAACTTACCACTACCTATAACACCTGGCGTAATTTCAAATACTTTTTCTACTTCTTTAGCCCATTGGTTTCTTAATGGAACTGTGTGTACAATAACAAGCGTCTTTTGTCCTAATTTTCCTGCGATTGCCAACCCCGTAAAAGTCTTTCCCCAACTTACCCAAGCGTTTATTATACAACTGTCTTCAACTTCATCAAAAACCTCTTGTTGGCTTGGTCGTAAATCGAGCTTAAATTCTGGAAAGTCTTGTAATGCCTTAATACGCTTATCAATTATTTCATACCCTTCTGGGATTAAATCCGTTCTTCCCACAGGTATGCTAACTAATCCACCTTTAATCCTGGCCATGTTTTTTATTACGATAGGCGGATCTTTTGGATTATATGAAGCTATAGTATATGTAAGTTCTTTACTTAAAACTTCCTTATATTCATCCGTTGCTTCTAAATAGATACGATTACTTATTACTGCTTTCATACTTTCCTTTTTGTGCCTTTTAGCTTTTCTTCAGAATATTCATATAAAAACCAAGGAAGTTCCTTAAGGTGTATTATCCCCGCCCAGGTCATTCCACTATAAGGGGGTCGTGGAATAAGAAAAGGAAAATTAACTCCTACTACCCACAATACTGAAGCAACTTCTTTTCTTTCTACTTTACGAATTTTATAGTATTTTAATTTACACCATATAGTTTTTTCATATATAAAAGGAACTCCTTTTGTGTCAATAAAAGCAGTAGCTTTTTGTTTTATTATACCAGTAAGGTTTAATATAGATTTTCTTAGTGGAAGTACTTCTTCATGAGGTGTTTGCGCCCTTCTTACCCCTAAAGTACTTCCTTTCATATTTGTATCATCAACTATTTGATTGTCTATAAATAATAGACCGTCAGAAAAGCTCCAATTGTCGTTCGGTAGAAGGAAAACTGGAAAGGTTACGTGTTGAACGTCCTTGTAAGTATAAATCATCAAATGTCTCATAAGTTGTATACAATTTAATATCTTCTGCTCCTCCTGCGTCTAATAAACTACAAAGACTATAAATATCTGCCTCAGGTGGGCAAGTTACTTTAAATTCTGCGTCTTTCAGGTTAAAAACTATAATTTTTAACATCATTGATATGTTTTTTCAAACTTACCCATAGAATAATCGTCCCCAATTTCAAAATCACACCCAATAGGAGCCCCAGGAATTATTAGTCCTCTATCTAATTGTATCCAATATTGTAGTTTTTCAGAATAATGTTCAATTTCATCTTCCGGTACTTCTGCAAGAATGGAGTCGTGTACAAGCGCAAAAATTCGGGATTTCATATTATTAGCTTGTATATAATGATGCATGTCTATAGCTCCCAATAAGTTAATATCGCTAGCAGCAGACTGGACCAGAAAATTAAGACCAGAACGAATGCTATGGCTCTTGATGCCCGCGTCTGAAGATTTGACATTTGGTAACCTCCTCTTTCTACCAAAAAAACTGTATATAAATCCATTTTGTTCAATAGATCTATGATTTTTATCTATCCATTTATTTAATGCGTGAAATGTTTCAAAGTAGTCTTCAATTACTTCTTTAGCTTCTTGAGGACTAAAATACTTTCCTGAGTCTTTAGTTACTTGTTCACTAATTTTTTTTGGCCCCGCACCATACATAATTCCAAAAGTAACTGCTTTGGCTGCCTGTCTTCTATCTTTATACAAGTGCTCCACTTCTTTAATGGTACAGGGTAGTTTAAATACTGTTTTAGCAATTGCACTATGGAAGTTTTCACCTGAACGAAATGCTTTTATTAATGCCTTATCTTCAGATAAAACTGCCGCAACATATACCTCTGCTGTGGTTAAATCCATTGCAACTATCTTATGTCCCGGAGCTGCCATAATACATCCTTTCACAGCGGGGTTGTCACGGGGTAGCTGTTGCATATTCAGTTTACCACTAGAACTAAGACGACCACTAGTGGTACTATGTAAATTAAAACTAGTACGAAGTCTATTATCCCTATCTAATTGTGGTATAATTTTATCCAAATAAGTATTCTTAATCTTAGATCGCTGACGTATTTCCAAAATAAGTTTGGGAACATTTGATTGTTCAGCAAGTTGTTCTAATACTTCGGCATCTGTTGAATTCGCTCCAGTTCCTGTCTTTTTACCCGTGGGCGATAATCCTAGAGTATCAAATAATAAGCTACGAAGTTGCACAGTAGAAGCAGGATTGAAGTCTTTACCGTTAATCTCTTCCCACTCTCTTATAGCGGAATTTTTATAAAGTGCTGCAATAGCTTTATCGATGTTTTCCTGCATTACACTTTGTGCAAGACGTAACCTTTCGTTATTAAAAGGCACCCCGTTCTCTTGTGTATCAATTAGAAACCGAGTACCAGGAATAAGTATTTCATCATATACTTTTTTCAACTTTGGATTTTCTTTTATCTTTTTAAGTTTCTCAAAAAGAATATAAGTACAAAGAGCATCCATAGCCGCATAAGGCTTCATTACGTCAAAAGGAATACAGCCCCAATCAAAATCATTTTTTAGAATGCCGTGCTCTTTTCTATAATTGTCCATCCACTCGTACATTGGCTTTTCATAATCACCATAGGGAGTGAACTTAATTGCAAGAGCTTTCAGCCCGTGCGTTCCAGGGTTCTCATTTATAAGATAACTAAGTAACATAGTATCTTCAAATTTAGGGAACTTAAAGTTAAAATGATACTCAAAGAAAGCTATATCAAACTTTGCGTTATGAAATACTATAGTTTTCTTACTAAAAAGTTGTTGAAGTAATGTTTCAGTTTCTTCAGTAAAGCACTCAATATCAATATATGCTGCTCTTTTACCATCAAAACATATCGATATTCCTTGCATATATCCATCACGCGGATATAATCCAGTTGTTTCAGAGTCAACAGCAACAAATTCGCCCTCATGGGCAATAGCTTCTTTTATAAAATTATTACATTCTGCCGTGTCTTGGATACCGAAAGCAATACTTTCATCAATAACTACTTCTTCGATTTCACCTTTAATGTACTTAATAATATTGTCTTTTGAAGACTCCCAGGTTTTACGTGCTTCAGGCTTAAATCTAAGCATTGAAGGGTTAATAACAGGCAAGAATTTTTTATCTACTCTTGAGCCAGAAGACTCTGTTACAGATGTAGTACCTTTCACAAAGTACTTCAAAGCTTCACTACCTATTAAAATTATCCACTCATAATCATTAGTATCAATACTAATATCACAATCTTTTTTTAATACTTTTTTAATACTAGAATCTGAACAAAGCTGATATTGATCGAAATCAAACGCTCCTTCAAACTCTTTATTATAATCTGTTCTACTAGTTGTTTTCTCTACTATAGCTACTTTAGCCATATAATTTCTCTTTTAATTTATCTATCGAAGGTTGTGTGAGTGCGCCTGGGTCTGTATTTTTAAAGTATATATTCTGCGTTATAAGACCTACTTTCTCACATGTGGTTGTTAAAGCTTCTACAGCTTTCTGACCTGCTTCATCTCCATCAAAGAAAATGTTTATATTTTCAATTCCTTGTGCTCGAAGCAAGGCAAGCTTTGTCTCACTATAATTTTTAGTTCCAAAGCAACATACTGTATTTGTAAGTCCTTTATCGTGTAAGTTTATCATATCAAAAATTCCTTCCACAAGTATAATAGAACCTTTTATAGTTTTTACTACAGGGAAGAAAGGAAGTTTAATACCTGGAGGCGTAAACTTATACTTAGGTCTTCCATCTGCGGTATGTCTTCCTTGAAATGCAACTATTTTATCAGAAATATCTCTAATAGGAAAGTTAATTCTTCCTATATAATCTATTCCTGAATGTTGGAATGCTTCAAATTTTTTATACGTTTCAGGTTTAATATTTCTCCAGTTACCTATATAAGGTAAAGAATTTTGAGGAAAAGACAAGCCAACACTTTCTGAGCGTTTTTGTATAATTTTTGTCTTAAAAAGTATTCTCCGTTGTTGTAAATAGTTTGCCTTTTCCCCAAAATGGTGAAACAGATTACCTTTATACTCACATGAAAAACAGTTAAATATTCCAGTAATTTGATGAACTCTCATACTAGGATTTTTATCTTCATGATGAGGGTTTAAACATCGAATTACAAAATCATTCCCTTTAGGAATAAAATAAATATCTCTGTCTCTGAGTAAAGTTTCTACATCCATTGGTTTTTTTCCACATATATATTTCTTTATACACCTATATTATACTTGAATAAGCTATAAATGTCAAGATATATTTTTACTTACTTTACCAAGTAATATAGGTACTCAGTAGTATTGTCTCTCTTTTGCTTTAAGCTGTTCGATTTAAAGCGTTGGTAGTTCGCATCTAGAATTAATTGTGTCATACTATACTCTTGCCCAATAGCTTTAAAGTCTTCAAAATTTAAAATTCCCTCATTATTATAACTAATGAAAATGTGTTCGAATTTAGCAGTATCTATCAGGTTTTGAAAAGCATCTTTTATTTTTACTTTACTACAATAGTCTGACTTTTTATACTCCGGCAAGCCAGTCTTACCTTTGGGTACAAATTCTTCATAATTAGTTATTGTATTAAGTATATGATAGTTAGATCCATAATGTCTATTATTATAAGGAGGATCGAGGTACAATATATCCCCAGAAATATCAAGGGTGTTAGCGTCTTGCGAGTAAACTTTACCACTATAAGAGTATTTAGGTGTATCCACTAGAATCAGGGATTTAAGGGCGGTGGCCTTAAAGTTTTTCAAGAATGCACCATATACAGAGGCCGTGTTAGCTACAGCATCAGCTGCATGAAGAAGAAGAGCAACTAAGTATGTTTCTTCCTCTTTGTTTTGTGACACTTCTTCTATGCCTACCCGAATGCCATCTATCTTCATAGCGTTCTCTTCTGTAAAATAAGTTCTTTCTCCAGAATAATGCTCTGTAATAAAGCCAAAGAAAGGCTCAATACCGTTTAGGTACTTAACTTTCTCTTCTAAATTATCAGGAACTTTCTCACCAAACTTCTGATAGTTTACAGCATAACTATAGTCTTCCCAATCATTCACAATTAGACTGTATTCTCCAAATTTCTCTGATACTGCACCAGTTCCTGCAAACAAATCACAGAATATGCCCTCTGGACATATCTGTGATATTTCTGCTTTGATACTATTTGCTAGTTTTCTTTTACTGCCTATGTAATTCAATTTGTTTTCCTAATCTTTTGATTTCTGTCATACTTACCTTAGCACCTGCTCGTGTGTCTTTTCTGAGCGTCCCGTGCTTTGTGACTGGAGAGTGTTTTCCCTCTATCCAATCTTTAGCTGTTTTACTGATAAGTATATCCAATACATCAGAATTTTCCATCTCATAAGCTTCTATCAACTCGCTCCCTTCATATCTAGTAAAGATATGTCTTGTATTGTCCGGAAATTTGTTGTGGAGCTCTTCTACGAAGTCATCTCTGTTTTCAAAAACAGAAAGACCATTATAGGTTCCGTTTAAGCGGGATTGGGTTGTGCTTTTAAGTTCTACCGGAGCTCCATTTTTATCTGTAGCATCCTTAGACTTAAAGCCTGAATTCCAGTCTAGTCCTAGAAGAATAGAAGTTTTGACTTCTGTTAATCTTCCGTAATTTACCATGTCACTACTGCCAGTTAATGTTTTAAAAGCAGTGGCTAGCTCTTCCATTTTGGTCAAAAAGTTGACCTCTTGTTCATTCATCATTATTTCTACATCCATTGAGTTTTTTTCCACATATATATTTCTTTATACACCTATATTATACTTGAATAAGCTATAAATGTCAAGATATATTTTTAAATATCGTCTATTTCTTCTCCAGTTTTTAAATCGTTTTCCCCTGCTTCTTTTGGATTAAGAGCAGTATCGGGCCCTATTTTCAAAGTATCCCAATCCATTGTAGAAGTAAAAGAACGCATAGCGGCAGACCTCATTTTTACACAATTAAAAGTAATACAACTATCTTCTTGTGCCCAAGGTTCCATACTATAAGCAGCATCGGCCGCATCCAATATTCCCTTAGCAAATCTAGCCTCGCCGCTAGCGTCAGTTTGGTATGGTGAAAATATAGGGGTTTCATATTCTTGTGCCATACTTTTTAGTGCCTTACTAACCTCTATCTGCTCTGTCCAATCATACTGTCCGCCTCTAGAGGGCATCACAGAACGTTTTACCTGGTTAATGTAGTCAACGATAACGACTCCTACATCCATTTTGCCCTTGACTTTTTTATCAAGTTCGGCTCGTATCTTAGAAATAGTCAAAGAAGGGTCATAAACTACATCCAACTGTTGGGTTGGGAGAAGCTCACAAGTTGTTTTTAGTCTATTATGAAGTTTATCAAAATCTCGATGATTTCGGTACTCCTCAAGGTCTTCTTGACTGTTTCGATATCTACCAGCCCACCAGGTTGCTACTCTCTCCCATTCAGATATACTGAGTTTTTTATTCTTTATTTTATTAATAGAGATACCAGTAGCTATTGCACAACATCGTTGCAGTATTTGACGACTATCCATTTCAATAGTGAAATAAATAGCTGACTTACCAGAGTTGTACACAGTGTTAGCTATATTAGCACAGGTGATAGATTTCCCTGCCCCTCGGCGGCCACCAACTAAAATCAAATCTCGGGGGGAGAATGTGATTTCAAGATCGTGGTCTGTATTTAAGCCGAGAGGCAGGTACTTTCCAATTTCCTCATCTGAATCAAACAAGGGAATACGTTGCATACTCTCTTGAGGTTTTTGAAGTTCTATTTTGTCTTCGACATTAAGAACTATTTGATGTAGATGAGCTACAGATTCTTCTGCATCCTCAAAGGACATAGAATTATCTACATAATCCTCTAATTGATAGAGAATTTCTTTTTGAGTGGCCTCATTTTTTAAATACTGAAGCAACATATATGCGTCAGCATCTACTTCAACAGACTCTATTGCGAACAACAGGTCTTTTGTTGCGCCGTCCCTTAGCTCGTATTTAAGGTCTTCAAAAGTGGGGAGTCGATGAAACTTTTCAAGGTGTTTATCTATCTCTGTGAATAATCTATGATATTCCGAAGGTAAATAATTTTTTCGTACAGAAACCCAAGACTCAGAATCTTGTAACTCCAATACTTGCTTTAAAAAAGCACTTACTAAGTTCAACGAACCCCCCGATAAAAGTACAGCCGCAGTGACCCCTCACC